TCCAAGTAAACGGACATCCAATCTATATCTAAGTATGAATATTGATTCTCATATAATAGAGATTCCTTTCAACAGGACTCAGGGCGCATTCACGTCGCAGAACATCTATCCGCTGAAGGAGACGATGTCCACGACGCCTGTCACCATTAAAGGCAAGCAGTACACGATAGTCAATTATGGCCAAAGCAACCAAATTCCCTACCGTCTCATCGAGGCAGTGGAGAAAAACTCGGTCATGCTGCAGAATAAGTACTTCAACCTGCTGACCGCCTATGGCCATGGACTGGAGTATAACGACCTTGCCACGATGAACGACAAGGAGCCAAAAAAGACTACAGACCCCGATATCCGCCGTTGGATCATCCGCAACAATATCAAGCGGTTCTTTGCCGAGCAGATCGTCGACTTGAAGTACTTTGCCTTCGCCGTCTCGGTCGTCATCCTCAACCGAGACCGTTCGAAGATCGTGCGCGTCGTCCATAAGGACGCCTGCAACGTGCGCTTCGAGCTGCCCGATGATGACGGACGCATCAACCATATCTTCTTTGCCGACTGGGACGAGAACGCCCAGCCTGAGGTAATAGAGATGGTGCCGCTCCTCGATGAGGATGATCCTATCGGCGACCTCTTTGCCCGTACAGGCAGGGAGAAGGACGAGCTCGGTATCTTCAAGCCGGACAATCAGCGTGAGCACAAGTACGCCGTCGTGGCCATGATGCCCACGCCGAACGGGCGTATCTATCCTACGCCGTGGTGGACGGGCGTACTGCGTGACGGATGGTATGACATTTATTCGCTCCTCACTGCTGCCAAACGGTCGAAACTGAAGAATGGGCAGAGCATCCGCTACCATCTGGAGGTGAACGTGGAGTTCTGGTCTTCATTGGCACGCACGAAAGGCATCAGCGAGGGAACAAAAGAGTTCACGCAGATGAAGAGTGACTTCCTTCAGAACATCAAGGAATGCTTGACAGGCTCGGAGAATAGCGACAAGCTGATATGGTCGGACTTCCAGGCACTCGTCGACGGCAAGGAGAAGCACATGCTCAAGATCAATGTAATAGACACCTCGAAGGCCGGCAGCGAGTACAACGATGATATCGCAGAGGTCAGCAATATGTTATGCTACGACGACAACGTGCATCCGAACCTTGCTGGCGCCAACCCCGGCAAGAGTCAGATGAACAACAGTGGTTCAGACAAGCGAGAGCTCTTCACCATGAAGCAGAGCCTCGAGACGTTGACACACGACCTGCTGCTCACCGTGCATCATCTCATTATCGCCTACAACGGATGGGAAAAGAAGGTATATCCGGACGTGCCGATGATCCTCTTGACTACGCTCGACCAGAACACGGATGCCAAGAAGGTAAGCACGCAGAACAATCCGACAAGTGAACCCAACAAAAACGAATAACCATGGACATCACTAAAGACATTACGAAGGAGATCTTTGAGAAGTACGTGCCGGCTGCCAAGACTGCAGACCGCAACACATCCGTCTTCAACCGCATGCAGCAGTACTTCGAGACTGGCCTTATTTGGCTACGGGAGTATATCTTCGGAGAGGCTTTCATAGCCCATATGGATGATGACGACATCAAGCCTATTGTGCTCGAGTATCTCTGCGTGAACGGCTTCTATCTCGCCATTCCATCGCTCGACCTCGTCTTGACGGGCACCGGCTTCGGTGTCGTCTCTACGCAAGACACCGCCCCTGCCTCCAAGGACAGGGTGGAGCGATTGAGGAATGATATGTGCTGGAAGGGACTGCTCATCAAGAGCCGACTCTTCAAGCAGCTCGAACAGATTGACGGATGGGGCGAGAGTCAGAACGCCATAGATCAGATAGGAAGTTTGTACTACGATCCGGAGATGCTTGCAAGGTTCGGCCCTGTTAATCCTGACCAGCCGATGTTGGATAGTTGGAAGCGAGTACTGACCTATCGCCATGACGGTGAGATGTCAGTGGCACGTGAGATTTCTCCGGAGTATTACAAGGAACTGCTGAAGAAGATCCGCACGGCAAAGCTCACGTCCTACGACCATGAGCTGATGAACCATGCGCTCCGATATATCGCCGCCAGCATCGTGCAGCGCATCAATGGTGATCCACACATCGATGCAGCCATCTGGGGACTGCGCGACCACATGGAGCGGAATATCGACAACTATCCTGAGTACAAGGCATCGAAATTGTACCAGGCTTTACACGGTGAGCACTATGAAAACAAGAAAGAAGACTCAACCTTCTTCTTCACAGCGTGAGTTCGTTGCGAAGAAAATGTCGTTCAAGATACCCGAGTCGTGGGGAGAGCTTACGCAAGGTCAGCTCCGCATGATCATCCGTCTCTATGTCATCTACGACGGTGACAAGGACGGACTGCTGCGCATCCAGACGGCTGCTCTCTTCAACCTCATTCATGTGACGGTGGACACTGAGCTGCCTGAAGGCTTTCTCTGCTATCAGCCTTCCACGGGAAAGAAGTTCGTGCTCAATCAAGAGCTGCTGCCATGGATGATGATGAATGTGGAATACCTTACCCATCCGGAGCAGATGACCGTCCGCCTCGAGACGATGCACGGATGCAAGGCCGTGGCTTTCGACCTGCGCGACCTGATGTTTGGCAAGTACCTCGAATGCGAGAACTACTACCAGGGATTCATCCAGACGATGAAAGAAGACAACCTCAAGTCTATGGCCATGATCCTCTATGACATGCCGGAGACAAAACGCGGAATTCTTACGGAATTTGACGGAAAGGCCGTGCTCCTCTGGTGGAATGCCGTGAAGTACCGCTTCGGTCAGATGTTCCCTCATTTCCTAAAGCCACAAGGGAGTGACGGTGAAGGTGACGCCTCGCAGATGGAACTGATGAACGCGCAGATACGCATGCTTACCAAGGGTGACGTGACGAAAGAGGATGAGATCCTCAATCGCACATCGACGCTGCGCGCGCTCACTGAGCTGGACGCTCAGGCGAGGGAGGCTGAGGAAATCAAGAAGATGATGAAAAAGTAAAGGTTATGTTTGACGCGATATCATACTTTAAGGATATGACGGAGCAGAATAAGCTCTGTCAGGAGAAAGGGTTTCATGTTGTAACGATTTCGGGGCCGGACAACCTCGAAGGACTGCTGGACGAGTATCGTGACTATAGTCGCTTTGTCGCCGTGTCGGACACATCGACGGAGAATCTCTCATCGGATGATGGCACGTACAACTTCACGAAGCGCCGTGCCTTCACGGTCATGATCCTTTCCGCCTACGACTACCCGGATATGGATGCAAGGCAGAAGGAGCTCGAGCTTTGCCGTGAGATATTCAAGCAGTTCGTTACGAAGATCCTGCACGACAAGTACACCTATGAGGAGCAGTATGTACAGTTTGAGACACGCTCCATCCCTAACAAGGAGTTCGGCCGTTACTATCTCTCCGGTATGACTGGCTTATATTTCACGCTCTATACTTCGGAGCCTATCGACCTCGTATTTGATGAATCACAATGGCAGAACGGCAAATAAAACGGCCCGTCACGGAGGAAGATATCCGTAAATGGGAGGAAGGATGGAAGGACATGATGATCACCATCTGGAGAGAGCAGATCCTGAAGCTCGGCATCGTGGATACCATGAAGCTCCACAACGACATCGAAGGTACGCTCTCAGGGAGTGACCAGGTGGTCATCGCTCATGAGTTCATGGAATACGGCATCTATGTAGCCTGTGGTGTCGGTAACGGCTACAACAAGGGCAATGGAGGCGACCTTGAGATCCTCGACCCGTCACTGCGTACTGCAGCAAGATTGAACAAGCCTCGGAGCCGTGGCCCACGATGGAGCAACAAGCACATGACTTCGGGTAAGCCCCGTAAAAGGCGCGACTGGTTCATCACGAAGTATCTCCGTTCTATCTTTGTCCTCGGCGAAGTGGAGCGCGACCTTTACGGAGAGGCTTACATGGGTACGCTATCCAATGTAGTGTCGGATCTTTTTGCCACAACAAAGGACGAGACGAACAAACTGAGGAACCTTTAATGTATTTTCAACCCAACGGCATCCTTCTTAAATTTGCGATAAACAAAGAAACAGATGACTATCGACGACATCATAAAAGATCTTGAGACGATACGCGACGCCCGGCGGCCTTCAGAGAACACCGCCCGGCGCGTAGGCTCGGCGCTCATTGAGATGCTGCAGTATCTCAATGCCGATACCGACGAGTATCTGCACAAGAATAAGGATGATGTCATGAAAGGCCTGCTGACGCTCATGAAGGGCGCAGTGGTCGG